CATGAGGAAGAATTGGTTTACCTTTTTTCCAAGAAGTATGCCCTTTTTGGAAACGAGTGTTAGCACCGTGAACAATTAAATTTTGCGTAACAAGGGCTTCTACTTCTGGCGTGTGTCTATGCCCTTTTTTTGATGCGCTTACTTTTGCTTTTGTCTCTTCTGACATTGGGCCAAAAACTTTACCTAAAGCGCTTGGCGGTATACCACCACCAACAGCAACATTCCAACCAATTTGGTCAGTCGCTCTTAGTTTTGCTTCAATCATCAAGCAATATGCTTCATCCGCAATAAGCAACACTTTTTTAACCAGCGTGTCCCAGCCATACTTTTTTATGGCTCTTTTTAAATGCTCATTTGACGGGCTATTTTTATGGCTAGAAAAACGAGTCTTGACATTTTTAGACACACCTATGTATCCCTGAGTCAGCATATCGCTGTGGTCAGGGTGGTGTACCCAATAAACGCTACAGGCTGTCATACCACCACCCACCTACTTCCTGAGCTTACAGTTACGGCCTGACCGCTTGCTATTGAAACGGGGCCAGATGACATGGCACTATACCCAACGGCGATTGTGTAGCTTGCAGAAACCGTTTGGCTGTTCACCACAATACCATTTAATGCCACTGGGACTGATGCTTGCAATTCACCCGTGCTTGGCTTGTATAGCAACTTAGCGTTGCCTGTGAACAAAGTTGATGCTGTGCCTGATGTAGCGTTTGCAAACAGTGGATAGACGTTGGTCGCTGTGCTTGTGTCGTTGCTCAGTGCCGCGCCACCTACAGAAGCCCATGCCGTGCCGTTATAGCCCTCAAACTCAGTCGTTGTGGTGTTGAACCGCAACATACCGCTTGCTGGTGTAGGACGTTGACCAGTGGTTCCCTTGCTGATGATCAACGCACCAGTCGAGGAGAATGTTGAGTCTAGGGTAGCCGTCAAAGCACCCGTTACAGCCGCCGTGCCTGTTATAGCCAGAGCCGTGCCGCTCCATGTCAGATTAGCCGAGCCACCTAAAACGCCTGAGTTATTGAACTGAACCTGAGTATTAGAGCCAGCCGCATTAGCAATCGTTGAACTAGTCTTGATAAAGTCAACGCCATTCCAAGCGCAAACCGCTGATTCACCAGCAATGATCGTGACACCCGTTGTCGGCCCTACTCCCACCAACTTAATAGACTGGGTGCTTCCTGTTTTGTTAATGACGATGTAGGTCTTAGACTGTGCTGGCGCTGTGATAGTTCTTGTCACCGTTCCGCTTGCTGTCCATAAAAGGATAGCCTGCCTAGATGTATTGGCCGCCCCAGTTGTGGTGGTCAGGGTTACATCTGCATCAGAAGAGATGGTGGTAGTACCTGCTACGGCCGTATCTAAAAGGCTAGTAATCTCATCGTTGACTACTGTTCCCCAAGTATTGGCCTCCGTCCCTGTAACGGGTTTGGCTAGGCCAAGAAGAGTGGTGTAATTAATTGTCATCTTGTTTTCCTCATGCCGCTATGCGTGTCCATACATTTGTTTGTGCGTCATTAACTTGGACCCAATTAGAAGACTGCGAATCATTGACATTTTGCCAGTTAACTGATTGACTGTCATCCACAATTGTCCAAACCAAGAGGCTACCAACCTGGCCCACCCCTTGTACGCCTGAGACGTTAACTTCAACGCCAATTCCAACCAATACTGTCCCAACACTACCCGTGGCCAAAAGGCCTGTAACTGGGACATTTGTTGTAACTTCAATTTGAGGAGTGCCAACCTGGCCCGTTCCTTGAACGCCTGTAAGGGATACCGCAGCATTCCCAGTAGACGTAACCGATCCAATCTCTCCCGTTGCCTGCACCCCAGTAGCGAAGACATCCGCATTTGCGGCAACCGTGGTTGCTCCGACAAAGCCTGTAGCGGATACTCCCGTAAGCACCACATTTGCTGTGGTGTTAATAACAACTGACCCAACTTGGCCTGTTCCCTGTACTCCGGTGGGCTCGACGTTTGCGCCTCCCGTCGCTGTGGCAACGCCAACAAAGCCTGTAGCGGATACTCCCGTGAGAGATACATCCGCACCTGCCTCAACAGTAACTGATCCAACTTGGCCTGTGGCAGATACCCCAGTGAGGCTGACGTTAGCTGTACCAACAACAGTGGCTGTACCAACTGATCCCGTGGCTGAAACGCCAGTAAGGGTGACATTTGCATTTGCAGTAACGGTAACAGAGCCAATCTGCCCTGTTGCAGACACTCCGGTAACACTGACATTGGCATCTGCCGTTGTTGTAACCGATCCAACCTGCCCTGTTGCAGACAGCGTGACCGCACCCTCGCCCCACGGGGCCTCTCCCCAGGCTTGACTACCAAATCCGCCAAGTGCAATCCGTACATCAGCCACTTACGCCTCTTAGGCAATACGAAGTATTGCGTTTGTTGCGTCTGCTGTTGGAAAAATAATGGTGAAAGTGCCCGCTGTGGAGGTCTTTGCTCCACCAAAATCCAAAATACACACTGAAGGGTCACCTGCGGCACTATCGTTATAAATCATCGCTCCATAGGCCGTGATCGTGGCACTTGTGAAGGACAAATCAGCAAAGTCCGTAAACGCAGTGGTCGAAGTAGAAGTTGGGGTTACGTTTGTCAACGCACCACCACCCGCAGAATACGAACCCGATGCAGCCACTTCATTAGTAGCTGTGTACGCTGTTGTTGCCGCCGTAAAAGAGGCACTGTTATCGTATAAAGCCAACTTAAAAGTGTTTCCGGTGCTGGTTGTAAAGTTGTGCACAGCCCTCATCAGTTCCACTTTGAAACTGGTGCACATGAAGTTTCCTGAAAATGCCATTTTTAATCTCCTAACAAATGAACGAGGTTGGAATGACCTGCTTCGCGCAGGCGAATTGCGATAGTTGCTCTATCCTGATTTACGGCTTCTTCAAGATATGTCTTAATTACGGAGCGCACAGCGCCACGAAAAGCAATGGCCTGATCCCGAATTGCAGGATGAGACTCACTTCCAACGTAAAGAATCTTCTCGATGGCCCGATCGGCCAGCTCATCAGGAGTCCAGCCCCGCCGATTGGTAGTGGCGACGCCTACGCTGCCTAATAACACAGGAGATTGAGTGCCTATCATGGTCCTGGTGACTCCGATTTAAGTTGAATACGTACCATGCCATCACGGTATTCATCACGACGGCGACGACCTTGTTGCTCGATGCCAAGTCCTTGGAGAGCCTGCTTGTAACTTGCGTCAAAAGTAGCCATCATGTCCGGCGGCCCTTTAGTGTAGCTATACGCCTGGATCAAACAGGCATAGAACAACGCCTCTGGAGCATTTGTACTGATCCATGTCGTAGTATTCGTCGAAGAAAGTTGCGCAGGACGATAGATGTAGCCTAGTTCAACCGCTAAAGCAGAACTTGGGGTAGGAGCAATGTAGAAAGTGTTTTCATCCCACACCGAATAGTATTTTGGAATACCCGTTGTAGCCCCATTAGGCCAGTACTCTTTCATAAAAGAAGTATCCCGAAACTCCAAGAAGATTTGATCTGTTCCTGAAGTAACGATGAGATATCGATGAGTCAAAATATCACTGGGAGCAGTTAGAAATTTGTTGTTAGCCGTTAAGTTGGCCGTCACTTCAAGCTTAAACACATCCAAGTCAATATCCCGCAAAATACGGTTCTCTGCAAAAGTAATAAACACGTTTATTACCGCATCAGTGAAGACGTTTGCGCCTACTTCCGTGTAGTTACGTATATTTGTTACAAGTTCGTTGTACGTCATGAGGTCACCACTGTTACAGAACCCACCACGCCTTGAGCAATCAAAGCCTGGTCTTGAATGTATGGACGCATGTCGTTGGTGTTTCTGACTGTTCCAAAGCTTTGAAATGCAGTAAAACCAGGCGCACCAACAAACACCGATACAGGCTCAATTCTATCTGGCCTAGGCTCATAAAGGGCGATTGCATCACCTCTATATTTCAAAGGCTCAAGTTGTGGCTCTTTTGGCTCGTAGTCATCGGGACATACCTTAAAGCCCCGCCAGTTCTTGCGAAGCACGTTGTATTCGTATCGCTGTCCGCAATAGTCACACAGGCCATATGAGAATTTACCTGTTGCGAAGGCCATGCGTTACACCCCTAGGTCAGGAACGAAGTTAACGCTGGCAGTGTCTCTATCTTCCATGGCGGCACGCAAGAAATCTTCTTCATAGATTGCCTTGAGCGCGCCCGTGCGCTCAGGAGAGTACTTGAGAGATATGTAATACGCCAGTCCTGATGTCAGGCATGGCAAGAATCTAAAGTTGACGTCTGATGTATTGGTATATGCACCAGCGTCTTGAATACGACGAATGCGATAATACACAAACGTGTAATTTTGATCCGCCGCCGGATAGAAAAACACCTTTGGCACATTCGTTCTCTGTACATAGTACTGAGCAGGACGCGCTTGAGACGTCTTGTCAGGGATGTTCAGGTACTCAGAGCGACTGATGCGGTCAATTGTGATATCCGTCAAGATACCCTGTGATGGGTCTCGAATAACAGCAGACAACACGTTGACAGTGTCCGTATCCAAAGATATCTCTCTGACACCTTGAGTTATGGCATAGGTAGCTTGCTCAATCGTCCAGAGATTAAGGCCTCTGTTCGCCCAATCCAGGAACAACAGATTGAGAGAGCGACGCGCAGACTTCAGCTGATAGCCGTTTGTGCTACGTATGCCGCATCTCTCAAATGCTTCTTCGATCAGGTCATCAATTGACAGATCAAAGGTTGTTGTCCCTGAAGTGGTCATTTAGCAGGCTCCGCCCTTCATCATCTTCTTGGCGCTGCCACCCTTCATCATGCCCATGGCCATCCGTTTGTGTTGATTGATGGCCATGCCACCTTTCTTCATCATCGGAACGCCTGTGGTTTTGCTTGGTTCAGAGATCATTTTGTTTGCGGGGCCGCTCTCAACAGCACCACCGCCGCGCATTGCGCAGCCCATTCCACGTCCAGCCATGTTATTTCCCCTTTTTCATTGCACGGCCTTTAACGTCGGCCGTTTTACGCTTCACGGCACGGCCCATCTTGTCGGCCATGTCAGAATTTTTCATCATTGAGCCATCAGGCATTTTGTGCATGCCCGCCATGCCGCCCTTTTTCATTTTGCCCATGCCATCAGCAGCGAAGGCCGGAACCTTTTTGCCGTCCTTCATGACCATTTTCATCTTTGTCGCCATCACTGCTCCTTATTTCGAGGTTTGAATGAGTCTGTCAATT